TATGTTTAGTCTCATCTCACCAAGCCATTTAACCAAATCGGATTTTCTCATTCCTTTCTTTTCAAGTAAGTAGTTTACGTTGTCAGAAAATAGCCCGGCTAAATCCTCGGTTTGATTGTAAACTTCTTTAGTCCATAAAGGATTCTTAGACTGCATTTTATCCCAACCTTCTTGGGTAACAGTAGGTTTGAATTTTCTTCTGTAAGCCATGTTTAAAGATAATAAAAAGCCCCATCATTACGACAGGGCTTCTTAACTAACTGATAATCAGATACTTAGAAGGGTAGAGTCAAAATGTTACCATTTTAAAAGGGTAGCGAATCCTCATCATCACCTGCCGCTACTACCTCTGGCTGAGTTGACCTCTTATCCGTCCCTCCGAGCATAGTCATATTGAATGCCTTTACTTCGGTATTGTATCTGTCGTTCCCTTCTTTGTCTTGCCACTTACGTGTGGTAATACTTCCCTCAATATATAACTTGTCTCCCTTATTGACATACTTCTCAACGATGTCTACAAGCTTTCCGTAGATAACGATGTTGTGCCATTCGGTCTTCTCCTGACGGTCACCGTTTTTATCTTTGTACTTCTCAGACGTTGCCATTACCATGTTAGCGACCTTCCCATTTGTTAATTGCTTAACCTCTGGGTCTTTACCTACGTTTCCGATTAGGATTACTTTGTTTACTGAACTCATTTTACTTGGATTTATTTAATTGATTTTCTGATTATATTTTCCGTAGCCTTGTCGATGTCGTACATCTCAAGTGCTTTATCTATTGATCCTTTAGGTGTATCAATCCATTTAAGTAGTTTGTTGTACTCAGCAGTACCTGCCGTTACTTTTTTCTTTGCTCCTGCCTTCTTCTCTACAGCAGTTGTCTTCCTTGGCTTTGCAGTAGAGTGATTGTTTGTTACGTCAGGGTCTTTGTTATCATCGATAAGCAGAAGACCATTCAATGCATACTTACGAGCATACGATGAGGACGCTCCAAAACACTGACCAATACTCATCCCTTTTTGGTTAACATCTATCCGTGCGTAACCATATGAGGACGCTATTAAAACACGATCTTTTGTTTTGGGGTCTATAGTAAAAATAGATGCGTTTGCCTCTGTGTATGGAATCCCGCATAGTTCTCTAACGCTATCGGTTAGATTTAAGCAAAGACCATGCTTGTCAAGTAGTGGCTTTACAGCCTCAAGAATTTGCTCTACAGTTCGATATTTATACCCTCCAAACTTATTAAGTTCGGTCTTAGGAACATTGAGTTCGTTCTGTAGTTTTATTAGTTTTTCCATTGCGCTAAAGTATAATTATTAGATGATATATCCTATTTCTCTGTCGATTTTTTCCAGCTCTACGCCTATCGTAAACTCGTCTGGCTTAGTGATTCTTACATCCAACATCTTGGTCTTATTGTTGGCTCTTTGGTAGTACCTCATGTAGCCGTTAGCAGGGAACTCAATCTTCTCAACAGACTCCTTTCTGAACTCGTTCTTTATCTTATTCTCAAGTTCACGCTTCTCTTTCTCAAGTTGCTTAATCATTGACTTAACTGTCTGAAGGTGCTTACACTGCATTAGCAGGTCTTCATCTCCCTGCATTATCTTCTGCTCTACCTCGTGTGTCTCTGATATAAACGCTGAGTAGTGTTCGTTGTCGTTAGGTTCAGGCTCAAGTTGTTGGATAACTCCTATCCAATCCTCGTACTGCTCGTAGTCACCAAGGTCTTTAGCCTGCTCTGCTTCAATAAGTGCCTGTCTACCTTGGAGTACACGCTTCCAAAAGTCGTAGGTGCTTGCGGCTATCATCTCAATAATTTCCTCGTTACGTTCTATTGGAAATACTTTAAAGCCTCTCCCGTCAATCAGTATGGCAATCTCAGAGTAGTCGCACTCCATTATTAACATCTGCAGATGAACCTGTATTATGTACATATCAGGAACGCCATCGTACTTCTTGTAGACAAAACCATTCATTGTCTTTATCTCCAGTGGACAAGGCTTGGTAGTTATCTCGTCAGACAATGTTCCGTCCTCGTTTAGCTTGCGTGAACCCTTCTCAATAACCCTGTCCAGGTTGCAGTACAGGTGTGGGTACTTAGGGTTCTGTACGAAACCTACAAGATGGTCAGCCTGACGTATAATATTCCCACTTTCAAACTGCTCCATATAGCCTTCCTCAGTGCCATCGTAATACTTCCAAAGGTTAGCCACATATTCTTCTTGGTATATACCGTGAAATGCAGGCGCAGACATAAAACTCTCCGACTCCATTGTCCCCACCTTCTCGTGGTAAAGCTGCATCGGTGTAGGTTTGTAAGGACTTATGCCACATACGATGGCGGCAGACGATGCTCCTAGACCGTTTTTTCTGTACTCGAACCACTCAGGGGTTCTGTCTTTAATTTCTGTTATCCATTCTTTCTTAATCATACTGCTAATTTAGTTTTTGTGTTCGTAATCTATTTATGGTCTAATACATACCCTTGTATTCAAGTATTTTTTTCAAGATAAACTTGTCTCTTTTAATTCCTTCATAGTTATCTCTTTTTTGATAATAATCTCCGACTCTAATTATTTTCCAATCACTTATATCAAGGTCAACTGATTGCATAAATATCTGCTTTCTCCAATATGATGGGCAATTATCTTCTCTTAGGTATGACTTTTTCTGCCACCATATATCTTTATCAAACTTTTTTATTATTTTTTCGTAAGTCATTGTTTTTGTTTTTAAAATGGAACATCCAAATTATCGTCATCATTATACGGAAGCCTTGCGTTAATCATAGCCCTACTGTTAGGTACTGTGTATGCGTTTTCCTCTCTCTCTAATGGATTAAGGTCATCGTCATAGAACCTACCCTTCATCACATCGTATGTGAGCATAGCCTCGCCAGTAGTCCCGTTCAGCTCCTTTTTCTTAATCTTCTGAGAAATAAATAAAGACGTAGAGTCTTGCGGTTGTGAGTTGTAGAATGGTCTGTGAAACATTATTATGTTATCAGCCTTATTGTTCCACATTGCCCCACCTGCAAAATCATACACCCTTGGGGTTTTGTAGTCACCTGTACGCTCATCCTTCTGTATGGAGCTGTTTGGGTGTGCTACAATCACCATGTAGACGTTATTCTCCAAAGCAAACTTCTTCTGTACTCGGAAGAAGTCCTCAAGATACTGATCGTCACGCATTCTTGTACTTCGGTCACGGTATATCGCATTAAACGGGTCAATCATACACCCATCGATGTTGTGCTTAATCATTGTCTCCACGAACTTTCTGTTTATGTAGTCCTGACTTGGCATCTCCTTCTCAGGGTAGATGAAAAAGAACTTGTCGTTAATCTTCTCAGCCGCCTTACGATATTCTTCCTCAGACATTTGGTTCTGATGATGTTTGTACGGTGACTTTCCTACCATAGCGTGAATCAATTGGTTGTAAAAGAACTTAGGTGGGTACTGTTCGGGAGAGAATATCGCCCACTTATACCCGTCCATCAAAGATTTCATAAGCATTAGCTGTAACATCATCGTAGACTTACCGAAGTTACCAATGCCACCTACAATTGTTATCTCACCACGCATCCACCTAAACCTTTCGTCAATACCTGGAAAGTGCGTTGTCTCACCCTTCTGATTTCCAGAGTGAAAGTCCTTGAGCATATCGTCAAATATGTCGTTAAGGTATATCACATCCTCAAGCGGTCCATCTAATGATTCAAGCTTCTCTTCTATGCTCTCCCTTGTTACGCTATGTATGAGCCTATCGTCATCAGTAAACTCGGCAGTATTAAAGTCTGAGATGTAGTTTCTGTAGACAGAGTTTAAAATAACATCTAACTCCTTCACAGTAAACGAACCTCCGCAGAAATCGCCAATCATAGAGTCACGTACTTCGTCTTTGGTAAGACCGAACCTCAGACATCCACAGGTAAGCTTGAATACAAAGTTGTTTCGGTTACCTTCAAAGAAACCCTCGCCCTTGTTAATCATCCACTTCTTTAGCTTCTCGTAGACGGTGTTGTTTGTCGTTACCTTGATGGGCATAGCCTCGTACACCTTCTCAACAAACCTATCATACACATCCCACTTCCTTGCAACGTAAATCTTAGGGTCGTAAGACTCAAAGCATATCCTACTAAGGTTTCTTCCTGACGGATCAAGGTCTTTAAAGTCCTCAAGAAGCGCATCGAAATGCTCTAAGTGTCTCTCAGGCTCTGAAACTTGAACTAAAGCCTTAACTCCATTACCGCTTGGAGACACCCAGCAAGACACTACATATTTACTCCTCTTTAGTTCGGCTATCTTGTCAGCGATATTACAGTGGTCAAAGTCCAAGCATATCAATCCCGTGTATGAGATTATGTTGTTGTCGTTACGTGACTTAAACACTCCCGAAAACAATGGCGATGGCAAACTCTTCTTAACACTATC